GTAAATGCTTGGAGTTTACTTTATGATGAACTTTATGGAGATGATAAAATGACTGATGAAAACAGAGTAACACCACAAGAAAGTGATGAATACGATCCAATAAAAACAAGTACCTCTCAAGATTTGGGTAATGGTATTACTATTAGTGGATTAGAGGATGGAATTACTATCAGTACTACCGATGGTTATGAACATTCGGAACACTGGTATGATTATAACCGTAATGATCTTGATATGCCAAATCCTTTTGCTGTTGATCCTCTTTCAGATAATGATGATCAAATTGCCCATCATATTAATTTAAACTATGATGGGTTAGAGATAAATACCGAGGATCCAACAGAGGAGAATATGTCAGACAGTAGGAACAAGTATCATGAAAAAGAGATACTCAAAGATGTAGAAGAGTATGTATCACGCACTTATAATGGACATTATACTGGAACTAAGCATGAGTATAGAAATGTTCAGACAATAGACCTTATGGCATCAAGAGACCTTGCTTCTGATTTCTGTCAAGCAAACATACTCAAGTATGGTAGTCGATATGGTAGTAAAGATGGAAAGAATAAGAAAGACTTGATGAAAGTGATACATTATGCTATGCTACTCTTACATTTTGATGAGCATTACGGTAAACCAAAAATGACCAGTGGGAATATTGACCACAACATGCCTTAATTATGAAACTTAGAGACCAAACTATGAATTTATCTGAAAAAACTCTAACCATCCTTAAAAACTTTGCTGGTATTAACAATTCCATTCTTGTAAAGAAAGGAAATAGTCTTCGTACCATTTCTGTTGCTAAGAATATTCTTGCAGAAGCAGAAATAGTTGAAGATTTCTCAAGGGATTTTGCAATTTATGATCTAAATCAATTCTTAAATGGATTGGGTTTACATCAGGATCCTGATCTTGATTTTAAAGAAGAATCTTATTTAACAATTCGTGAAGGTAAGAGGAGAGTAAAGTATTTCTTTGCAGACCCTAATGTTATTATTTCTCCACCAGATAAGGAGATTAGTCTTCCTACAGAGGATGTTCATTTCCAACTTGATAGTGTTACCTTAGAGAAACTTCTTAAGGCAGCAGCAGTCTATCAGTTACCTGATTTATCAGCAGTTGGTGGTGCAGGTGTTGTTAAACTTGTTGTACGTGATAAGAAGAATGACACTTCTAATGAATTTGCCATTGTAGTTGGTGAAACTGATAAAGAGTTTTCTTTCAACTTTAAGGTAGAGAATATTAAGATTATTCCTGGTGCTTATGATGTGGTAGTTTCTTCTAAACTATTATCACAATTTACTAATTCTACCTATAATTTGAAATACTTTATTGCACTTGAACCAGATTCCACATTTGAATAATGTTTTGTGATAGACTAAGTTTAGTTACTGGTGGATTTGATCCTATTCATAGTGGTCATCTCCAGTACTTCAAAAGAGCAAAGGATTTATCAAATTATCTTGTAGTGGGATTAAATGGAGATCCATGGTTAAAACGTAAGAAGGGACAATACTTTCAGTGTTGGACTGAACGTGCAGATATTGTACGTCATCTTGATATGGTTGATGCTGTTATATCATGGGATGATGCTGATGATTCTGCATGTGGTGCTATAGCAAAATGTTTAGAGATATCTAATGAGGTAATATTCTGTAATGGAGGTGATAGGGGTAAAACTAATACACCAGAATATGAAACATATAAAGATAATTCAAGGGTATTATTTGAATTTGGTACAGGAGGAACAGATAAAATGAATAGTAGTTCATGGATACTACATGGATATTTTGAACGTCAACGTAAACTATTAGGGATATGAAACTAACACAAAAAATAATAGATCAGATTCAAGAAGCAATGACCCACACTAAAATGAATGGTGATCTTAATTGGGTTGATGGTGATGAAATTGAAGTGTGTCTTGGTGGAACATTTGCTGCAGATAAGTTTATAGCAATTCATAACAGATCCAAGAATCCTGTTGTATCAGCAGCACCACATCCCGACTTTGATTATGAAAAAAAGATGTGGAAAGATGGAAGATCTGCAGGATATTGAATTATGTGGTATATTATAGGTTGGACAATAGTTACATTATGGTTATTCTCTAAGTTGGGTGTATTCAAAAAGAAATGAACAAAACATGGAGGATTTGGAAGTATGCATTGGGTAGCTTCTCTGACGAAAAAACTGAACCCTACGACAACTACATTGTTCTGGTACGTTCTATTATTTTCGTATCTTATCTCGTCACTAATTGTTTTATTACTGCAGGGGTAATTAGGCATTGGAATGATGGCAAATCAATGGCGTGTAGTTCAGAGGTAGAACAGCTGACTGTTAATCAGCCTGTCGCTGGTTCGATCCCAGCCACGCCAGTTTAATTTTATTATTTTATTATGAGTGATTTTATCTGGGTTGAAAAATACAGACCCAAAACAATTGATGAATGTATTTTACCTGAGAGTACTAAGAAGACTTTCAAGGAATTTCTAAATAAGGGTGAAATACCAAATATGCTTCTTGCTGGTCCTCCTGGTATAGGTAAGACCACAGTTGCTAAAGCATTATGTAATGAACTAGGAGTTGACTTCTATGTCATTAATGGTTCTGATGAAGGAAGATTTTTAGATACTGTTCGTAATAATGCTAAGAATTTTGCATCAACAGTATCACTCACATCTGAAGCAAAGCATAAGGTTATTATTATTGATGAAGCAGACAACACAGGAAATGACGTTCAACTCTTACTTAGGGCCTTTATTGAGGAATTCGCAGGAAACTGTAGGTTCATATTTACCTGCAATTATAAGAACAAAATCCTTGAACCACTCCATTCCCGTTGTGCCGTCATTGACTTCACAATCAACAAGAGGGATAAACCAACGATTGCTGCTTCTTTCTTCGAAAGACTTAACTTTATCTTGGACAAAGAACGGATTGAAGCTGATAAGAAAGTATTAGTACAATTGGTAAATAAACATTTTCCAGATTGGAGAAGAGTATTAAATGAGTGTCAGAGATACTCAGTTAGTGGTAAGATAGATAGTGGAATATTAGCTGCTTTTTCAGATGTTGCGATTGATGACCTTATTAAAATCCTTAAAGAGAAAAACTTTCCTGAAGTACGTAAGTGGGTCAACAGTAGTTTGGACAATGATACTAGTGTATTATTTCGTCGCATTTACGATAGTTTATATGAATCCCTTGTCCCTAGCACTATTCCTGCTGCCGTTCTTGTTATTGCGAAATATCAATACCAAACCGCGTTTGTAGCAGATCAGGAGATAAATATGCTTGCCTGTCTCACCGAAATAATGGTGGAGTGTGAATTCAAATGACACCTCTAGAAGAAAAAATTAAACAAGCAGAACAAAGAATCGAAGAGTTAAAACTCTTAATACAACATTGGAGAAAACAATCATGACAGCACCACCAATCCCAGAATGGGGAGCATTAAGACAAAAACAAAGAGCTCAAGTTAAGTCTAAGTTCTATTATATTTTTTGGGGACTTGCTACTGTATCAGTATTTGCTGGTCAGATATATGTTGGATCTGGATATCGTCAGATGTCAAGATCTTTTAATCGTATCATGGATGCGATAGTTGTTGAGATTGAAGGATCTGTTGATAATCAGAGATTTTATTAATGAGAGTAGAAACAAGAGAATCAATGGAAATGTTGTTTTCTGCTAAATGGAACTTGCCAAAAGCAGCAAAACATTGTAGACTATCACGTAAGGAAATGATGATTACCTTTAGTGAGTATTGTGCATTGCATGAACCAACTTACAACAGGTTTGAAACAGAACTTCAACTAGAATTAAATTATGAAAATACCAAAGGATCCACTTGATTTTACTATAGTTGCTTTTTTATGGGCAGATTGGTTCGCAAAGCAATGTCTTTGGGTTCCTTATTATCTTTATGAAAAATATGATTATTGGAGTCATAATAAAAAGGTAGCAGCTGCTGCTAAAGAAGCAGAAGAAAATCCTCCTGTATTACCAGACATTACTAATGAAAGCACTGAAGACCCCTCTTAGATATCCTGGAGGAAAGTCAAAGGCAATTAAGACATTATCACAATGGTATCCTAAAGATATTACTGAATATAGGGAACCATTTATTGGTGGTGGTTCCATTGCAATTGACATTACTAAGGCAAATCCAGACATACCTGTATGGGTAAATGATCTGTATGTGCCTCTTTATAATTTCTGGGTACAACTTAGGGATAGGGGAAAAGAACTCTCTGAGAGGGTTAGAGATGAGAAACAGAGGACATTGGATGAGGGTGATCCAGATAAGATAACTAAAAAGGCAAAGGAACTTTTTAATAAGTATAAAGCAGAGATTGATACTTATGATGATTTTGAGAAAGCAGTAGCATTCTTTATAATGAATAAGTGCAGTTTTTCTGGATTGACAGAGAATAGTACTTTTTCTAAGACAGCATCTAATTCTAATTTCTCTCTTGTAGGTGCAGATAAGTTATTTCAGTTTTCTAGATTAATTAAAAATTGGAAGATTACTAATATTGATTATTCAGAGGTAATGAAGGCTAAAGGTTATGCTGATACTTTTATATTTTTGGATCCCCCTTATGATATAAAAGATTTTCTTTATGGTAAAGATAGGGAAATGCATAAATCATTTGATCATGATTTATTTGCTGATCATGTTTCTACATGTATGCATAAATTTATGATAACATATAATCTTAATGATCGTTTGCTTGACCTATATAAGAATTATAACCTTAAAGAGTGGAAGTTGAGGTATTCCATGGCACATCGTGGTGATAAAGGAACTAATGATAATGTTAAG